AAGGAGGATAGAAAATGTCTTATGATATGCACTTCCACGCTACCGGGACCCAGCCACTACCAGACAGTGGATCTCCTAATTATCCCAACCAACTGATTGCGGCTAGGATGTCACCTCCGATAAGCGGAACGGCTCCTTGGGCTGTTGATGTTTACGATGGGGTAGATGCTACCGGCCGACTGATTTGGAGAATGGCGTCCGGCTTTAACACCGCGCCGGATAGCACGGTTATAGGCGCTGACGGCATCGTACTGACCTCCGGTAACGTGTTTGTTAACTACACTTCGGGGTCAGGGCAAGACGTATTCTTGGTTGTCAAGTAGCTTGACAATCTCGAATATAAGTGGTAGAATAGTTATGATAGGAGGAGAATAGAATGCCAGATGAACAAGTTCAAACACAAACCGAGGGAACTGCTGCTTCCACACAGACCGTGGCGGAAGAGCAGGCAGGCAAGCCATTCGATGCACGAACAGACCTTGAGAAGCTAACACCCGAAACTAGGGCCTATATCGAGCGTCTCCGCAGCGAGAGCGCGGAAAGACGGCGGGAAGCCCAGCAGTATAAAACCCTGAACGAAAAGTTGGAATCTGAGAAGAGAAACGCTCATGAGGCCAAGTTAAAGGAACAGGGCGAATACAAAACCCTTCTTGAGACTAAGGAAAAGGAATTCAGCGAGAAGATTAACAAACTTCAGGATAAGTTCAAGATGCAGGAGGTTAAGATAGCTCTCCAGCAAGAAGGGGCCATTGACCCCGACGTTGCTAAGCTGGCTGATCTTGGTTCTGTAATCATTGGTGATGACGGTGAGGTTCGAGGAGTAGAGGACGCTGTTAAGGCCCTAAAGTCCTCAAAGCCGCATCTCTTTACCAAGGCCGCGCCTGCACCGGCTGCCGATACCACAACCACTACTACCACTACCCAAGCGACTAGCACTAGCGCTGGTGGGCAAGCCCCCGGAGCCGGAAGCACCCCCGGTCAACAGACCAAGCGTGTGACCGACATGAGCAAGGATGACTACCTCAAGAGCTTGCAAGCACTCAAACAAGGTTTACGAAGAAGCTAAGTAGTTTTTTGAATTAACAGGACTGGAAAGTATCGTCTCCGAGGATTGACTCCGAAGGGATGGTTCAGCTAGAGGCTGACAGGATCCATACCCCACGGGGTAGATCCCCAAACCTCACAGGGCAGGACCCGGAGGAAATCAAAATAAGGAGATGAACTTTCCATGCCTGTTTTAACACCTACTGGCGGAGGCTCTGGGGCTTCTTTTATCTCGTCCCCTGCGGGTAATGCTCCTGGCTTTCCGACACAACTTTACGGTCTCTTGCAACAGGGATTCTTGGAAAGAGAGCTTTCCGAAGGACTTGACTCTGTTTTAGCGTATCGGCATATTGCCATGCAAGAACAGATTCCTGCCCGAATCGGTGAAACTCTCACCAAGTCAAGAAAGAGCCGCTTTGTACCCGTTAGTTCTCCAATCAACCCCTCATCCAACAGTGGGTTGGACAACGGTATGACCCCTGGTACGTTCTCAATGGAGCAGTACCAATACACCATGCAGCAATGGAACTCGACCTCGGACGTTAACCTGATGGAAGAACTCACCGGGATCGCGGACCAACTCATTGCCACCGCTCGAAACAACGGTGTGCAAGCTGCACAAACAATCGAAAGAATCGCCCGCCTCAAGCTGTTTTCTGCTTACCTTGGTGGGAACACTGTGGTCCTCGCTGCACCCGCTCCGACCACGACTTCTGTGCATGTCAACGACATCCGCGGTTTCCAAAACGTGCTTGTCAACGGCCAGCTTACCCCTGTGTCCGCGGCTGCTCCGCTAGTTGTGACGGAACTCAACATTGGAGGTGGCGGTGTTGCCCAGAGCTTCAGCATCACTGGTGCTTCAGCCGACGCCCTCAACTCCAGCTACACCCCAGACGGTGTTTCTGGAACCTTGACCATCAGCCCTGCCGCTGGCTCTGCGCCAGTTGCCGGTGACGCCTTGATTGCTGCCAACGCCCCTAAGATTTTCCGGCCGTTTGGTAAGCAGACCTCGGCTCAACTCGCTGGTCAAGACGTGCTCACCCTTTCCCTCATCGAAGACATCGTTGCCTATTTGAGAGACAACGCTGTTCCTCCTATGGCGGATGGGACGTACCACTGCTTACTCGACAACACCTCTCTGCGCCAACTCTTCGCAGACCAAGACTTCAAGGTTGCCTACGCTGGTCGTTACCAGTCGCAGGAATTCCAAGACCAAGATATTATCCGGCTCCTTGGCGTGACCTACATCCCAACCACTGAAGCCTACGTCCAACCCCCGATTTCAGCCGGTGGGCCGAAGATCCGCAGACCAATCATCGTCGGTGGAGAAGCCTTACTCGAAGGTGACTTCGAAGGGCTCGAAATCTACCTGCGAAACGCTCTGATGAACCAATTCGCTCACGTTGAATTGGTCAACGGAGTTGTGCAAGTTGTTCGTCCGCCTTTGGACCGCTTGCAACAAGTCGTGTCCCTGTCTTGGATGTGGATTGGCGACTTCGCCGTCCCGACCGACATCACGGCTACTTCCAGCATCATTCCTACTGCCTCAACTGCCCTCTACAAGAGAGCCGCGGCAATCGAAATCGCTGGCTAACAAATCGACTGAAAATCAGTGGATGTCCGGGGGTTTGATCCCTCGGATGTCCACGGATGGTTTTCTAACTAGGAGGTTCAACAATGATCGGTGCAGGAGTTGCGGGCGCTGGCTCGCAAGCAGATGAACCACGACAGAATGGAGGTTCGAAGAGAATGTCTATGAATGGTGATGCCGTTAACGTCGGCAAGAGCAAGTCCGCTATTGGCGGGAGCCCGGAGATGGCGTTCCCTGGGGATGGTAACATCCACGAAGGAATGCGCTATCACACTGGGAACAACAGTATGAACATGCCCCACTGTCAGAAGGACGAAATGCACTATGACAGAAGTGCTGCCCATGCTACCCAAGATGGCGAAAAGATGATCCAGTAAGGAGTGATTCACAATGCCTCACGGAAAAGAAGTAGGCAGCTACCGAAAGGGAACTGTCGAAGTTGTGAGTCCGCACCCGAAAGATAGGATCGCGTATGGAACCGGAAGTGAAGCCTTTCCGAGAGATTGGGAAGGTAGCATGGAGTTCCATCTAAAGCGCTCCATCAAAGAACAAGAGGCACATCCAGATCGTGTTCCCAAATTGGGAGGCGGTGTTGGTGATGTTTTGGCAGCCAAGTCCTTGATTAGTCATAGGTCTGCGGCTAACGCCAAGACATTAGCTGGTGACAAAACCAGAGACAAAGACATCAAATCGTAAGGAAGGTGAATGTAAATGCCCTCAAATATCGTTCACGGATCCGACGGCAGTGGGTCTGTAACAAACATCCCGGCCAACATCGCTAACGGTGTTATGGATTCCAGGAACCCAAACCTGCTTCCTAACGTCGATCCAACTTTAGCGTCAGCGGTCGGAGTACCGAATGATCTGACTAGCAGATTGCAAAACGAAAGTGTCCCAGACTACGCTGTAGACAGTCATAATAGCCCGGCTACTGAGGCATCTGGGTCAGTTGCAATCGGTGGAACTGAAACCGACGGAGACATGATTTCTATTACTCTCGCCGGTCACACAGTTACCCACACCACGTCAGGCGGAGAGTCAACAAGCTCTATCGCTACTGCACTGGCTGGGTTAATCAACGCAAACATGTACCTCGGAGCTAACTTCCACGCGGTCGCTGCTGGGCCTGATGTAAATATCTCAGCCTTGGCATCCGGCTCTTGGTTTAACTCTTTTGGTAATGCTTCAATGCTCATGGCCTCTGTTTCACTGGGCGCGACGGAAACTGTTACTGTTACCGCGATGTCCGGTGGAGCGGGGTTACTGTGGCCGCAATCCGACTTCCAATTCATATATCAGGAGCGGATGTTCTACTTCCTGAAGGGAAGGCCATTCACGTCTAATGACGCGGTTCTTTTGGCACTGCTTCAGGCTACGGGGAACTTTGGTCCTAACACTTAGGAGGGAACATAAATGGCTAACGAAGCTATTACGGGGTGGGAATCCCCAAAAGAAGTTAAGATGAAAAGGGGAGTTGCGTACCGCGCTCAATCGGATTTTCGAATCCCGGTTGATTTGGTTACGATTGAAAAGAAACAGGGCGAGCTTATCACAGACCCTTACATAATCAGTAAACTTCTTTCGGTTAATGCTCCGATTCTGCCGGTGAGCGGTGATGAGGTAGACATTATACCCTGCCCTCACTGCAAGAGAGACATAGAGCTTTCAAAAATCCCGGCTGTAAAGGACTACATCAACAGCCTTAAAAAGTAGAGGCACGAAAGAAATGTCCCTGACTTATCAGCAAAAGAGCGATATTCGCCGCCACTTGAAATACCCCGTTGTAGGGTTATTCAGGACCTCTCCTTTAGGAGTCGGTTTTGCTTCGGGGTTCATAGGATTCCGATTCACTCAGGTTTCTGGCTTACTGGAATATCGGCTGAATAACCTTATGCCGGACGAAGAGGCCCGCATTGTTGGGTCAGCCTACGGATCAGTAGTCCTACAGGGTATTCCTGTGGCTGGCGATGTCGTGACGATCACGATTACCCAGTTGCCCGCGGTTACAACCCAAACCATGTCCTACACTGTAACTGCACTTGACAACCTGGTCACCATTACGCAG